ACCTGTAGGCATAGATGCAATGCGGCGAGCCTGTTCTTCTAGCTTGTCTAAGTAGGCTGCCCATGATGCGAATGGGTTCTTAGCATCGGGAAGCGATGCAAGATAACCTGCAAGTTTTTCACCTAAGCCCTGTGCAATAGCAATCTCGTTAGTAAGTCTCTGTGCTTCTGAAAGGTTGCCAGTCATAAGGGCTAACTGAAGTTCTAAGCGCTTACGATCTTCCTCGGACAACTTACCTTTAAGGGCAGCGATAATCTGAATTTGGTCGAGGTCGAATAATGTGCCAGCCTTCTTAAGAGCGTTCTGTTTCTTCTGCTCTGCGGTTACAGCCTTTTGAGATGCAACCTGCTTCTTCTGTAGGGCTGCTAATTCCTTGGCTCGCTTGGCTGCTGCTGCTTCTGCATCACGCTGCTGCTTGGTACGCGCCCATGATCCTGCTGGTGATGATTGTCTGTTTGTGTTGACCTTAGGCTGGCCCATTTGAGCCAACTTACCTTCTGTACCTAGTAAGCCACCAAGAGAAGTAACAAAGTCCAAAGCCTTATAGAGCTTGACTACTGCACCAATAGCAGCGCCAGCAGCGGTAGTAATACCTGCAACCGCCTTAGCGATTGAGTCTAATGTCTTGGCTGCATCTGTAGCGCTTGAGCCACCACCGAGTAGGGCAAAGGCATCGACCAAGCCCTTACCGATTGTCTCCTTGGCGTTCTCGGATGCAACTGTGAGGACCTCCATCTTGTACGCAGTAGTAGTGAGATAGGCATCTGCTGCACCTGCTGAGCGGGTAAGCAATACGCCTAGGATATCTGCGAAGGATTTAGTTTTAAGTTCTGTCTGTGTTAGCCCTGTGTTGTATTTACGAAGTCCACGGGTAATGCCAACATAGCCGTTAGCCAAGTCCTGAGCCACGGTAGCCAAGTCAACGCCTGATGCGCGGCTGATTGTGATGGCATCGTTGAGTAGCTTCTGTGACTTGGTAAGTGATCCAGTAGTAGTTAGAAGTGCTTGCATTGCTGGACGTAACTTATCATCAAGGATGGCAGCGCTGAGTTCTGTCTTGCCGATAAAATCTTCTACGTCTGTCTTAAAGTATGAAAGCCCTAGGTTATCTACGGCGGTGGCTAGGCGCTGAACCGCTGCTTCATCTTCTGCAAAGGCCTTAACGGATGCGCGGCTATAGGCAGTAATGGCGGCTGCTGAGAGTGTGTAACCGAGAGCCTTGCCAAGTGACTTAACGCTTTTCTCTAAACGCTTAGTGGCGTTCTCAGCTTCTTTGAAAGCCTTCTTGCCTGTGTACTCGGCAGCAAGGTTAATTAAAATACTCATACTTTTGTCCTCGAATTCAACTTCTCGGCAGCGCTTTCAATCGCTTTAATAATGTAACCTCTTGCTTTGCCTTCATCTTCTTCAACTGCTCTGAAGATTACGCGACCGCTATTCTTGGCGTTGCTGCCCTTTATCTGTCCACCCAACTTAGGAGTGAACTTTCCTGTAATGCCTGACTTACGCCCTGCAGTCTCATAGATAGCGCCAGCGGCTGAGCGGTTAAAGATTGTGGCTAACGATCTAAATCCATTGCGGTTAGGCTTTGAAGGTGTCGATTTAAAGGTAATGCCACGGCGAACCTCTTGCGCATCGTATAAACGGTTAGCCCATCGACCGCCAGCGTTAGGGCGCTTAACCCATCCGCTAGGTACATCGGAGTTAGAAGGAGCGAACCCCCGCGCTTGTTTCACAACAGGCTTTAGGAAGTTCGCAATCTCTTTAGTCGTCTCTTTAGCAAGGTCAGGCTCGAATTGCCGAAGTGCTTTACGCAGAGCGACCGCGCCGCGCACTTCTGTTGGCATCTTTCCGCTCCTTCGCTAGATCGTGTAGAACTTGTATATGAGCCTTGAACGCCATAGGTGTTAGGTTCACTATGGACTCGAACGAAACCCCGTACTCATACGACAGACGTGCTGCCGTATAAGTAACGGAGTTCCGGTCTAGCCTAAAGGGTCAGACTCTAAGACCTCTACCCCTTTAATACTCTCAAGGAACTTCTCGCCAAATGGCGGAACAGTTTCACCTGAGCGGCGAATTGCTTCCCAACACAACCAATAGACATCAGATTGTTTCTGATCCTCAATGAGTGCCTTGTGAAAGCCTTTCTTGGCATACTGCTCGAACGAATACTCGATGAGCGGAGTAATCTCAAACTCTGTTACCGAGTTATCAGCCCTTGTTACTTTTAGTTTTGCCATTGCCCTTATCTCCTTATTATGAGTTTGTTACTGCAATTGTACCTGAGACGTTCCAAGTTACGCTCTGCATTCCAATGTCTGCAACGCTTCCTGCAATGTCTGTAGTGTTGTTCACTAAGCAGGTCATTGTGTAAAGTGGGTTAGTCGCAGATGTAGCAGCTGATGTCTGCTTAACTGTTACTGTGACGTTAGTTCCCCATGCTGCTTGGAGAGTCTGTAGGACTTCACCTGTTGCAGTGTCGTTGAGGAAGTCAATAGTGATAGATGATGCTTCCAAGCCCTTAACGAACTTGTGACCGCCGTCACCCATTGCAGTTACTTCAAGCTCATCGAATGTGCGGTTGATAGTTACTGCGGTTACATGATCTGAGAGGTCTACCGCATTAACAGTAAGAACTACTCCATTGTTTAAGAATACTGCCACGGCTTATTCCTCGTCTTTCTTTGTAGTTGGTTTTGGTGCTGGTGTTGCTACTGGTGGGAGTTGACCGATTTTGATTAGAAAGTCGGCTTGCTCCTTTGTCCAATCGTCCATCGATTAGCTCCATTCCGTAAGAGTACTGATTGCAATGTCGCAAGTCAGTAAATCGCCAGAAGGTACTGAGATAACGCTAGGGGCGCTAACTGTTCCCACGTTAAATACAATGCTAGATGCTTCGAGCAATTGGAATACTCGGACTACATCGGCTTCGATGCCAGCGAGGTTGCCAGCGTTATCGAAAAGCGGCACGATGATGCTCAACTTAAAGTTAGCAAGAGGCGCTATTGAGGTGTAGTCATTATTGGTTGGTGTGATGTATGGATCGTCAGGGGTCACTATCACGCTATTAGGGATAGGACTTGCTGGCGGGAATGAGAATACTTGGTAGAGACTGTTATCCACTAGGGCAGTCGCTATAGCCGTTCTAAGGGTTGTTATAGCCGCCATTAGCCGACCATGCTTCTAGGGTCTAGGTAAGGCGCGATAAGTCCTCTAACACGGCTTAGAAGCTGAGAGGACATTGCATAGAATGAACCCATTGACCCATCGGGAGACATGCCGTTACCCGAGTTGGCCTGACGTGACTGCCAGATTGACTCAGCAATCATAAGGGCTGCAAGTTGGATGCTAGGGATAGCGGCAGGGTCTAGGTAGGTAGATGCTGCTACTGCTGCGTACGGATTGAATGGATGATAAGGAGTATCGGTTACATGGGTTGTTGTAACTGTAAAAGATTTAGCATCTACTTTAGTAATGGTTTTATTGCCATTGAAGTGAGAACCAGCGCCAGTAATTACAACTGATTGACCTACATAAAATCGATCTATTACTACTTCGTCAAAATACATTGTGCCAACAGTGCCGACATTACTATGCCCAATTGCAAAAGAAGTGTTAGCCCAAATGAAAGGGAGTAGAACGTTATCCGCAGCATCGCAGACTTCTTGAAGCGTAGCATCGGCGTATAAACTTCCAACGCCAAGTGCGGCTTTAAGCTCTGCAACTGTGCAAAGAGACATTTCTTTCCTTTCATTAAGAGCGGCGAGGGCTAAGGGCAAGCCCCCGCCGCCGTTCTAATGGGCGTTACTGATTACGCAACGTTGAACTTAAACGCTCCACCAGCTGATGGAACCTTAGTTGCAATTGCGCCGTAGCCGTAGTAACCGACCTCAACCTGACCTGTGCCAACCTTGTCTGCACGAAGTTGTAGGCGTGGTGACTCGTACCATGTGAATGACTCACGGTTAACAACAACGATTGAACCGTCTGCTGCACCTGTGAGTGAGTAGTCAACGTACAAGTCGAGTCCGAGAAGTGATCCGCGAAGTGACTGTGAAACGTTACCCGCTGCGTTCTGTGGCTGTGAAGCGATAAAGAGAGGGCGGTTTGAAGAATCAACCATGCCCATGATGTTGCTCCATTGTGTTGGTGAGACGATTACGCCTGATGCAAAACGGAGTGTATTTGTATAGATAGAGTCAGATGCGCGAGCAATAAAGCCAGCCATTTCTGCGCCATCCCATGGAAGTGTGATTGCAGTTCCATCAGCAATTGCGCCAGCCTGAATTGCGGTACGAACTGCAACGTTAGTTGACTTAGCATATGCATCAGCCATAAGTGACTGAAGCTCTGCGAAGAATGCAGGAGAAGTACGATCAAGGACTTCTACGTCGAACAACTGCATTCCAGCATACTTCTTTACATCTACATCGAGGTATTCAATCTCAACCTGTGTATCTGAGAATGCTGCCTTCTCTGCTGTCTCTGCGACAGTTGGGACTGCCTTAACGCGAGGAATCTGGAACTTAAAACCTGCATCTGGAAGTGTGCCTGTTGAAATCGCATCGATTGATGGACGACCAGCAGTTGACTTGTTGTTGATGATTTCTGTGAGCTGACGAGTTGGAACAAGTCCAGCTACTTCAGTTGTTGTTGTATCTGATGCAGCAGCGAGGTACTGGCGAGCGTTCTCGTCACCAAACTGTGCGCGGATTGAGTTCTCAAGGAATGCTTCGTTTGAGAGGTTGATACGTGGGGCGGTGTAGTGCATCGCCTTTACTACTGGTGCAGAGGCTTCGACTGCCGCAGCCTCTACGGGTGTTGCTTCAACTGTAGGTGTGTTTTCCACGGCTACTGTCTCGCTTTCTGTTGGTTGGGTTGGTTCAGCAGGTAGTTCTATTTCCTCTGCTGCGATCTCTAGAACCTGAGCAGACTTGAAGGCTGGCTCTGTAACTAGAGAAACTTCTTTTAACTTAGCCGCTGATACGACCATGTGACCATCGCGTGATGGCTTTGACTTGATGATTTCTGCCCCGATGCTCAAGCCTGAAACCAATCCTTCAGATGCCATGATGAGGCTATCTGCACCTGCTTGGCTACGGCTTAACTTAAAGGTTGCGTAGATGCCATCTTCACGAACTTCAGCTGAAGTCATGCGACCTACTGGCTTCTTCATGTCGTGCTGGCTAAGTAACTTAATCTTAGAGATATCTGAAACGTCAATCGCCCCTGCCTCAAATACGACCGAGCCGAGGTTGGTATGCCCCACTTCGCCTGTTCCCATTGGCACGATTTTGCCTGAGATTTCGCGGCGTTCTTCTGAGCATTCAATTGATGAGGCTTCGATAATTAGGTGTTCCATTAGTCATCGCTTCCGTTAGGTGTTAGATCTTCCATCTCCATCGCTTGTTCTGTTGAGATTAAGCCGAGGGAAAGCATCTTTTCTAATACGAGCAAGCGCTCCATAGGTTCAACGCGAAGGAAGGTTGAATCGAGGTCAAACTTTACATAGTGTCCAGCCGTAGAGATATCGTCCATGCTCAAGCGCTGCTCGATTGCAGATATGTACGGCTGGAACGCTAGGGCTACCAATTGCTTACGCTCATCGATTACGTTGGCGTAAGTCATTGAGGTGTTCTGATCTGCTGAGAG